GAGATACGCGGCCTTGCTCATAGAGCGCAGCTATCGGTTCAGCACGAAGGCGTTTGCCGACCTTAGCCACAATGCCCTTGAATGGGATTGTCGGCTCAACGGATCGGATTGTAAGTTCAACCATGTCACCGCCCTGGTTCTTTTCAGCAACCACGCGGTCAGCGTTGAACTCATGGTAGGCGGCGATTGCTCGGTGCGCCCAACCAGAAGGTGTGTCACGACAACTACGGTCTGCAAGGACATAGCCCCTACCGTCAGTTCCCTTAGCCACAACAACTATTCCAGTTTCGTCAGCATTCTCACCAGAAGTTGTCGCAGGGTCAATAGCGACCACAATACGCACAAAGTCAGGTGCTTCTTTAATACGAGCTGACTCAATCATGTCGAGACTCCATAGAGCCCCAGGCACATCAAATAAGACTTCCCCATACAATTCCTGTCTTCCAATACGAGTTCCCTCATAACGGTTTCGCAGTTCAGCGAGCGCAGCCTCAGACAGGTTAGCTGCATTATCAAACGTACTACCTCTTGTGATGACTATTGAACCGTCTGTGCGGTTTATAAACTCTTTAATAAGTTTCGTCGGGCGAGGTGTCGTTGTGATAACGACTTGTGGATTACCAATTCGAAGCGCCGGTGCAAGACCAGCAGTCCATGTATCTTCGTACTGCCATGCCGCAAACTCGTCAAGCCATGCGCCGGACAAGTTAAGTCCACGCGCTCGGTCAGGGATTTCGGCACTAATCATGTGAATCTTTGATCCGTTGGAAAGAGTAATCATTCCATTGGAGCGGTTGTAGAAAGTTATTTGACCAGGTAGCAGGCTCTTAATGATTCCTGATGGGCCTTCAACGCAAGTACGTCGAACGTCAGTAAAGGTTGGAGCGACTACTGCCCACTCTGTGTTGGGTTGCTGTAATGCCTGCTCTACAAGCCAGCCTGCGCCAGTAAAAGTCTTTCCCCAGCCACGACCAGAGATAACAAGCCAGATACGCCAGTCACCTTCGGGTGGGAGTTGATTGGGTCTAGCGCTTTGACGATACCTAGACTCGCCTAGTTGTGACTTAGCCTTCTCAGCATCAGCCTCAAGTTTGCGCAGCTCCAAGGCTTCGAGGCGTTTCAGTTCCAACAACTTCTGCGTCAATAATGTTTCCATCTTCCCCTAGCGTTTCCTCAAGGCGACGTATCTCGCTCTGAATGTAGTCAAGGGTAATGACCTCGTGTTTGATTGGTGCGTCAAGACCCCTTAGTTTTGCAGCGCGTTCTTGTATTGCTAGTACTCGGTCAATGGCGAATAGTGCGCCCTTGTCTCCTGACAGTGCCTTCTCCATAGCGACTTCCATCAGCATATCGAGGCGTTGGCCTTCTATTCTGCGGTACTCATCTACGGCTTCTGCTGGTATTGCAGCAAGCGCACGTTGGCAACGGTTGTAGGCAGTTGCCTTTGTTGTGCCAATAGAGTCGGCAATTCGTTGGTAAGACCAGCCTAGTGACCTAAGCTTTAATGCCTCGGTGTCAAGTAGTGCCTGATCCTCTGTGCGAATAAACCCACTTGATGAAGTTTGCGTCACGTTTAGACATCCTGTCGTCTATTGGGTGTGTCTATCTTGTGGACAAGAAACGCCAATAGTAACATACAATACTACCACATTTGGTTACACCTATGTAATTACTAGCGTGTAGTTGTGGTTACAAAAGTGTTTTAGGTTGAGCTTCAGCCCACGCCACTCGTGCCTCAATGATAGGCCAGTAGTCCTCTGTCATCTCGCAACCCATCCAGTTGAAGCCTTCAAGTATTGCTGCGACTGCTGTTGTGCCACTACCCAAGAATGGATCAAGAACTGTGCCGTTGGGTGGAGTGACTAGTTTGACTAGGTAGCGCATAAGAGCGATTGGTTTAACGGTGGGGTGGAAGTTCTGACTTGCTGTGTTGGTTCTGTTTCTTGGGTTGTCGCCACCTGGCTTATCGTCACTAGGTCGGTCACTTTCACGCTTTAGTTCAAACCCCTCTAGCCCAGCGTTGCGCTCGGACTTGCTTGCTTTAGCGCAGTAGAAGAAACGAGCTGCGGAGCCTGAGTCGCCGTAGCCAGGGTCGCCAGCCTGATAATCGCCAGCCGGAACATTGGTTACTGCTCCCATTGACTTTTTGCCTATGCGACCGCCAGTTGATTTTCCGGTATCAGGAAACCCCTCCAGCACTTCCTCACTACCGTCATGGATTACGTTGGCTGGCCAGCGACCACCAACAGGTCGATTGCTGGTCAAATCAACTGTGTGCTGATTTCCTTCGCTGATGTATTTGCCACCTTGAGCCGAGATGTTGGTGCTGACTGGCTTATCCCAAGCCTTTTCAAATCCGTCATCGCTTGGCACTCTTGACCCATCTATGTTCATCGCACCTGTGCCGTATGTCAGGACATTGGCGGCTACTGTGCCAATAAGAGGTTTGCGAGCTACAACGATAGGTTCGTGGGCTGGCTTTAAGGCAGTTCCCCAGCCTTGCCATTGTTGGGCTTTGAGAGTGGCAGGGGCGGTGATGTCGTGATTTATTCCTAGTCCAGTTTCCATTACTTCACCAGGAACTGCATTTGGTCTGCGATTTGCATAATGGTTATGACCCACCACTTCACGCTCTGCCCCAGCCGCTTTGTCAATAGCCTTACTAACGTCTAGCGACTTTGGAAATCCTGAACCATACAGCCACATAATCTGGTCACGAATCTCAAACCCTGCATCCTCTACTGCGCTGGCAAGCCGGTGGTATGTCCTCGAACCACCGAAGGCAAGTAGGTGTCCACCTGGCTTTAGAACTCGAAGTGCTTGGCTCCATAGTTCTACGCTGTACGCAATCCCTGAGTTATCCCAAGACTTACCCATAAAGCCAAGTTCGTAGGGTGGGTCGGTGACTATTGAGTCAACGCTGTTGTCAGGCATTTCTGCCAGCAACTCTAGGCAATTCCCCTTTAGTAACATTACAGAGACAATACCAGAAACGGTGAGCGCACGTTGGTCGTGTGCATTGCTGAGGCTTCGAGTGCCTGGTACAGACTGCCTTCATCCTCGTGGTCGGTGAATAGTGATCCAAGTGCCGGAGCTGCACCGGAGCCGATAGCACCGTAGGCAATGCCGTCATGGTCTTTCCTAGCCTCTAGTGGCCCTGAGTTGGAAGTTATCTCATAGAGGTGTCCATGCTCTATTGCTAGTAGTTCCCAGTCGTCTTTGAGGTCGTCGGGTAGTTTGACGCTTTCAAGTAATTGCTCAAGTGTTGGGTTGTGGGAGCGACCTGCGACCTTGAAGTACATTGCCCCTACCCTAAACGAGCCTGAGTAGCCCAATAGGAGATTGCCAAACCTGCCTACCTTTGGTGTGGCGATAAGCGAGGCTAGTCCGTCGTCTGTGGAACTAAGGCTGTCTGCGCCTATCCATGCCCCTTCAGGCGTTACCAGTCCAGCTACTACGGTCATTTCCAGTTCCTTATTGCTTTGTAATACATAATGAGATACAAAGCGCTGTAGGCGATAAAACCATACTGGTGTGTGTGTATGGCATACACAATCCATACACCTTCGTTGATTGAGAGAATGAACCATCCTCTGACTTTTTTCTCACCTACAAAGAACAGGCCAGTTGATCCAATAGCTGCCAGTACCCATGACCACATCAGTCAAGTTCTCCGCAGTTGAGGCAGGGCAATGAGAAGTCAGGTCGGTAGCCGTGACAGGTTCGACAGTAGTTGCGCTCGTTTGCACCCTGAAAGATGTTGTCCACCTTGCGACGTAGTTCACTGGACTCGTTAAAGCCATCCATAAACTCAGCAAAGTCTTCTTCGCTCATTCCTCAACGGCTTTCTTAATTGCCAATTCAATGAACTCAGACATCATCAAGTCGAGGCGTTTCATGGCTTTTGCAATCTTCATCAGCTCGTCAGCGTCAAAGTCAATGGTGATGTGTGTAACTTCGCTCATGGGTTTTCCGGTATGCGCACACCACAATCAGGGCAAAAGAATGAAATGTATTTACGAAACTCGGTAGCACCAGTCTCGGCGTTCAGCAGTCTCCAGTAGCCGTGTTCGCAATCTTCAGTCATCGACGATACTTACTTACTATTTCTAGTGCGTCGGTCATACCCTGGGCAT